GTGTAAGTGCGCGCCGGATTTGGCACTTATTGGCCGGTTGTTTGGCACATGGCCGACGCTGTCGGTTTGCGAGATATTTGGCATGCGGCGGCGTGACGCCGTGAGAGTGGGTCGCGGCAGGCGGACCCGAATTGTTTGTGATGGGCGCGGCTGTAATGTTCGCTCAGCCACGCCGCTTGTAATCAGTAGTCTTCGTCGTCATCCTCGCCTTCAGATTCGGCTTCCTCGCCGGTATAGCCTTCGACGAAGAGATGCCAGATGTCATCATCGATATGGCCTTTGAAAAGCATCAGCGGCACGTGTAACTCGGCTGCTTGCTCGCCCGCTAAGGGAGCCCAGAACTCTCGTGGGGCGTCGATCGTCGAGCAAACGCCCATCACATAGCCCACCCGGTATTCGTCGTACTTCTGGCTCAGCTCAAAAGCTCCCATTGGATTTCGGGAGTTATTGAACCCGTCGCTGTATCCCTGCTGGTACATGTCACGTTGCATCTTTCGGCCTCCTTCAGTTGCCGCATGAGGTAATAAGGCTAGGAAGACCAGGTTTCAAGAGCGGTCATCAGCCTGTGTGAAAACTGGCCACCCCTGACGGCGATTACCTAGAGAACCTTGATCAGCTCCAGCGGACTGGCTGCAGTTAGTGACGGGTTGGCGAGCATCCATAGATGCTGGGGGTTTACGCGGCTGACCAGGTCGGCGCGGAACAGGGGTTCGCCTGCAGCGCTGAAGCTCCAGGCGACCAGTTCGGAGCAGAACCAGCAATCGTCTTCTTGCCAGTCACGCCCGCATAGGGCGATGCCGGCGACGCCAAGCCAGTCGTAGGGGCGGCCCAGCTGGCTGGCGGCGGCGTCGAGTACGGCGTTGCTATCCCTTACCGAGAACTCGACCAGGGCGGCCTGGCTGGCCAGGTGTAGGCGCTCGGCCATGGACTGACGTACCACGCCGGACGGGGCGACGGCGCCGATCAGCTCGGGCACCGCGCCGCGGTCATCGACCAGATCCACATGTGACCACGTCGACCAGGTGCCCAGCCGGATGGCCAGGCTGCCGAGGTGACGCCTGCGGGTGAAGAGGACGCGGACGGTGGCCATGTCAGGCAGCCGGGTTGTTGCCGACGCCGGCCACTGCCGCCTCGATGGCAGCGATGGTCTGCTCGGCCAGCTGCTGCGCCTGTTCGACCTCGCCGGAGTCCATCAACAAGCGGATCTGCTCCTTGCCGGCTAGGCGTGTTTCGCGGATGACGTAAAGCGCCTCGGTGTACGCTGCGGCCTCTGCCAGGATGCTGTCCGCCGCCTGCTGCGCCGTGCGGCCGTTGATCGCCCAGGCGGAGACGGTGCGGGGCACCGTGTCCGCGGGATAGCCGGCGTCAGCGAAGGCCTGTGCCTCGCTGCGGGCTCGGTCGTATTCGACGGCGCGCAGCGGGTCGCCAGCGACGCGGGATCGCGCTGCATCGGCGGCGGTATCGATGCTGGTGCAGAGTTCGTCGGCCGAGGGCAGTGCGGAAATTGGTGCGGCGAACGTTCGTCCGTCATACGTCCAGCCTGGTGCTACCGCTGTGCCACACACAGTCCACTGCAACGCCGGATGAAACCGCCCCGCTGGGTCGATTTCCGTGAGTTCGGCCACGATACCGTTTTCAATTCTTGCCCACATAAGTTAACCCCACCGTACTTCGGCGATACCATCGCCACCATTGCCTGCGTTAGCACTGCCAATCGAGCCAGCGCCGCCGGAGCCATGCTTTCCATCCTCGCCAGCAGTCGCAGACGATTGCCGGGCGGCCCTGCCACCTCCCGATACAGCACTATCGCCGCCGTTACCGGCCGCGTAGGTTGAGGTGCCTATTGCCGCGACAGCCGCTGACCCAGGCGAGCCGCGGCGCCTAACCTTTCCTGCGATGCCGTCGCCGCCTATGCCCCCCTGGCCTGCGGGGCTGGCCCCGTTGCCACCCGTTGCGGTGAGGTAAGTACCGATCGACGAGCTAGCGCCACTACTGCCGGACAGGCCAGAGCCTTGCCGAGGGCCGCCTGCAGCAACTGTAACGGTCACGCTCGCCACACCTGTAAGGTCCAACGGCCCTTCATCAGTACCGCCACCGCCGCCACCCCCGCCGGCCGTATCGTTATTTCGCGAGCCGGAGCCACCAGAGCCTGTAACCGCGCCCCACGGCTTGACCCGGCCGCTGCGAAGAACCGCAGGAACTTGCCAGTTGAATACGCCGGGAACTTCCCAAGTGACGCAGCCAGACTGCAGGCTACCGGGTAGCTGCGCCTGCCCCACACACCACCACTTTCCACTGCCGTCACTGTGCAGGCGCAGGTAGTCGCCCGCGAAGAGCAGCTCCGTGCTGGCTTGGCCGGCGGCTTGGGCCGTGGTGTCGAGCATGAGCTTGTCGGTGCCGCTGGCAGCAATGATCAATGCATTGGCGGTTGCGTCGACACGCCGAAGCAGGAAGTCGGCCGCCCCAGGGGCTATGGACGCGGGCGGCAGGGTAAAGGTGCGGTTACCGCCGCTTGCATCAAGCAGGACCAGACCGGCATGGGCTACGGTTAGCAAGGTATCTGCGGCGAGCGTCGCTGTGCCGCCTCGGATAGCGCGCAATAGCTGCGCATTGTTCTGCTCGTCCGGGCTCAACCCTGCCGCCTGGATGACTTCGAGCAGCTCGTCGGTGACCGCGTTCGCCCAAGGCGCCGGGTCTCTCGACGCGGGGATGCCCAGCAGCGGGTTGCCGTCGGTGAACTTGCCGTTGAGCAGGTTCACGCCTGGCTCTGATTTGGGATAGTCCATCAGTTTCCTCCGTAGGTAAATAGCAGGATGGAGCCGGCCGGGTTGCGCTTGTGCAGCACGCATTCGAGCTGGCTGTCGCCCCAGACCTGGTAGGGCTCGCCCATGGCGGCACGGCCGTGGCGGCGCTGGATGACCAGGCTCGCGGGCAGGTTGAGCTGCCAGGTGTCTTCCCAGTCCTCGCCGCCGTAGGGCTCGCCCATGCTGGCGCGGCCGTGGCGGCGGGCCTGGTATTCGGTGATGGTGGCGTCGGGGTAGCCGAGGGCCTCGGCGAGGGCAAGGAAGTCCGGGCGGGATTGGCCCCCCAGGCCGATGAGGCGTGCCAGAACGGCGGCCGAGCGTTCCTGGATGGTCTGCGCGCCCTGGACGCTGCATTCGTCCGGCAGGCCGAGGGCGGCTTCCCAGCGCTCCAGCGTTTCGAACGCCTCGCCGGCATCGGCTTCGCGGTAGAGGTCGTCGGCGCGGCCGTGGGCGCGGGCCATCGCTTCGCCGAAGGCGCGCAGCAGGGTCTGCAGCAGGCTGTCCGGGTCCTGCGTCCAGGCGGCGCCGGGCGGCAGCAGCTGGCCGAGCAGACGGCCGTAGTCAGCAGCGGTCACGCCCATGTGATGCCTCCGAAGGTCGGCATCTGGCCGGTGCCGTGCAGCAGGTCGGCCGTCGGGTAGAGCACCTCGTTGTCCGTCTCGCCGCTGGCCAGGCTGACCGCTTCGCGGATGTGGCTGAGCAGCAGGGTGGCGCCGGGTGCGGCTTCGCGGCGGTGCAGGTCGCGCAGCTCGGCCTCGATGGCGGCGCGCACTTGCGGGGTGTTTGGCACTGCGCGGATCTGGTACTGCACCGGCGCTTCCACCGGGGGCAGCACGTAGACCGAGCGCCGGCCGGCCGGGCGCCGTGCGCCAATGTAGGCATCGGCCGCCTCCAGCACTTCGGCGCTGGGGATGGGGCTGTCCTGGTTGTCGCAGACCACGCGCACGACCACGCTGCCGGTGCCTTGCTCGTGCTCGGTAGCCCAGGCGCGAGTGATGGCGGTGTGCGACTCCAGCGCCCAGGTCTCGTAGTCGGCCAGGGTGCCGCCCTGCGGCGGCTCGGCCATACGGCGGTGCAGACGATCGCGCAGGCCGGCCAGATCTTCCTGATCGGCGCCGCCAGTGAGGCCCTCGGCACCCACGGTAGCGACGGACTGGATGCCCACGACCGGGCTGACCAGCGTTAGGCGAGCGCCGGCCGGCAGGTTGCCGGCGCTGCCCGCGGTCGCGGCATCGACTGCGACCTGGCCGGTGCTGGCGGTTAGGGTCAGATCCTCACGCACCGTATAGAGCTGGTCCTGGGTGAACTGCAGCGTGGTGCCGGCGAGCAGCGTGCTGCCGGGGGTGCCGCTGATGGTGACCAGGCCGCCGGCCGCGGTGGCGGCGCGATACCAGAGCTTGAAGCGGCGGGCCCAGCGCTCGACGCCCTCGGCGTCGGCCAGCTCGTCCGGCAGGAAGTTGCGGTAGCGGTAGTCGATGTGGGCGTGCAGCCCCTGCACCGCGCCGGCCAGGGCGAATGCCAGCACGCCAAGGGTGCTACGGCGGGTGCGCGCTTCAGTGCCCGGCAGGTGCGCCTCGATGTCGGCGGCGATCTGCTGGCGGGTGGTGTTAAGGTCAGGGATGGAGAACGCCATCAGTGGGCCTCCCAAAGGGTATCGAACTGGTGGTTTTCGGTGCGGCCGTCGCGTCGGTGGATGGCCATCTGGAGGCGCAGCCAGCCGCGGCGCGGGACGCTGGCGGTGACCTCGGTGCGCGCGGCGATGCCATCTTCGAGCGTCCAGGCGAGGCTTTCCTGGCCGTACTCACGCGCGCGGCGCAGGGTTTCGGCGATCTCCTTCTCGCGGCCGAGCAGCCAGAGGCGCGAGCCGATCTGGTCGCCGCCGACGTCGGGCCAGGCATCGCCCGGCCAGCCGCGGCGATCGGTACCACCGCCGGGCAGCGCGTCCTCGGCGCGGGCGCGGCGATCGGAGAACAGGCTGATGACGGCAGGGGTCTGCAGGCCGTGATCGAGGGCGAGGTCGTTGCCGTCGAGCATCAGGTCGGCGCCGAGGCCGTCCCAGCGCAGGGCGATGTCGGTCATTGCGGCCCCCCTGAAACACCGTTGCCGGGCTCTACGTCACCATGCGTATGGCCGACCTGGCTGATGCCCGCCGCGACTTGGTCGCCGGCCGACTCGATGCGGCCGGTGGTGGTGATGAGCGGCGTCTCGAAGTGCGCGGCCTCGCTGGCCTTGACCGTGAAGACGCGAGTCTCGACCTCGATCGCGTTGCCGCGCTTGAAGTGCAGCTTGTCGCCCTCGTCGGTGTAGATGGCCACCTCGCCAGGCTCCAACGCGGTGAGGCGAAAGCGGCGATCGCCGCAGGAGACCACGACGCTGTGCGCGCGATGGCCACCGACGGCCAGCACCAGGGCCTCGGCACCGGGTAGCGGGTGGGCCGTGAAGCCGTAGGGCTGCCAGTGCTCGATGCCGTCGAGGGTTTCCTCGGCCAGCAGCTTGACCTGCAGCG